TAACTACAAGAGGTGGATTTACTGAAAAAAATTTTCATGTACCAGAAATTATACGAGCTAAAACAGATATTGAAATGAGAGCAAAATCTTCAGCAACAAGTTCTATATCTGGTGGATTTGAATTAATCTTAGAGAAAATAGTACAAAGCTAATGACTAAAAGACCTAGAACAACTGGCGAACATATTATTGCGTTGTATGGTCATATCACAGGATTAAAAAAAGATATTTTAACAATCAAGAATAATCATCTTGCACACATGCATGAAGACATAGAAAAAATTAATGATAAACTTGATACTAAATTTGATTCAATGACAAATAAAATAGTTTATGGAGTTGGAGCAATAGCTTTAATATTTTTAGGTCAAGTGCTTTACTTTTTATCTAAATAATATACAACAACAAATTGAATATGCACAAAAAAATTCTTGTTATATCTGATATGCATGTGCCTTATCATCACCCAGATTCAATTAAGTTTTTAAAAGAAATCAAAAAAGAATTTAAACCAGATACAATAATTAATATAGGCGACTTGTTAGATTTTCATGCAATCTCAATGCACGAACATAACCCAGATTTATATTCTGCTGGACATGAATTAAAACAAGCAAGAATTTATATAAGAGAATTAGAAGATATATTCCCAGATATGACAGAAGTAGATTCAAACCATTCTAGCTTAGTTTATCGTAGAGCTTTGAAATATGGAATGAGTAAAGAATTTTTAAAAGACTATGGAGATTTCTTAGGTACTAAAAAATGGAAATGGATTGATGATTTAACTTTAACAATGTCAAATGGACAACGTTGTTTTTTCACACATGGTCGCAGTGCAGATATACTAAAAGTATCTCAAACAATGGGCATGAGTGCTGTGCAAGGGCATTACCATACGAAGTTTGTGGTATCTTGGTGGGCTAATCCTGATAATTTGTTCTTTGGGATGAACGTTGGCTGTTTGATAGACCAGAAGTCCATGGCTTTTTCGTATGCAAAAAATTTTAAAACTAGATTTATATTAGGTTGTGGTATAATCCTAAATGGAGTACCACGATTACTTCCAATGGTATTAGATAAAACAGGAAAATGGATAGGAAAGATAGTATGACCTCAAACAAGTTAAAAAACACCCTTTTAAAGAGCCATAGAGCCACGCAGAACGATAATTCAGCTTTTTCCGATCAGGTGGCTGGAAATCACTATAAGAGCCTTAAAATACAGCCTTTGGAGTATTCAATGGCAAATGGCTTTAATGCTTGTCAAACTCATGTTGTAAAATACATATCAAGATACAACAAAAAATGGAAAGACAAAAAAGATCAAATTAAAGATTTAGAAAAAGCAAAGCATGTAATTGATATGCAAATAGAATTATTAAAGAAAGAATAAAATGTGGTTGAATTTATTATCTTTAGGTGTAAAAACTGCTGGTAAAATTTACCAAAACAAACAAATTACAAAACAGTTAATGTCAGATGCTCAAATGCGTCATGCTGAGCAAATGGCGAAAGGCGAAATTGAGTATAAAGCAAAAGTTATTGAAAGTAATGACAATGGGTACAAAGACGAATTTGTGCTTATTCTCGTATCTATTCCTATTTTGCTATTGGGGTGGTCTGTGTTTTCTGACGATCCTGAAATTCGTAATAAACTAGATACATTCTTTGAATATTTTTCAAACTTACCATATTGGTATCAAGCAATTTTTATTGGAGTGGTTTCAGCAATTTATGGATTAAAGGGTGCTGACATCATGAGAAAAAAATAGTACCATGCTGAATGGAAAAGATTAAAGTAGATGCAGTTATCACAAGTTTGGAATTACAATTAGAGGCTCCATCAAATCCTTATGGTAGCTATGTTTGTTTTAGATTTATAGATATTTATCCTAACTTTCCAAAAGTAAATGAAATGATTGCTGAAATAAAAAAGAGGCATGATATAGAATTAATTGATTATGAATATACTTATACAGGAATACACGAAGATACTGATTTAAAACATTTAGATATTATAAGACATTAACCATGGGGGATTTCTCCCCCACAATATTATTTTGTAAGTTTTTCTATTGCTAAATTATTAATAGACTGTTGTTTTAAATGATCACAATAACTATGACCATTCTTAGCCTCAACCTTTGAATAAAGATATAATTTTTTTTTATCAGAAAGTTCTTTTTTAACTTTCATATACCTTTCATCATTAGTTGCTTTAACTTTAGCAAGAGATACAGAAATAGAATCATTTGTCATTTTTTCATTAACAACAAAATCAAAAACTTCATTAACCTGATCTTTTACTTCATCATATTCAATTTCAGCTTTTACTAATCGTTTATCCAACGCATCAACATAAGCTAAAATTCTATGAGGATCAAAAGTCTTTGGTCTTATTTCTATATACTTTGGCTCACTCATTAACCAAGTTCTCGTTCGTACTGATCTGGGTTAAAATCAGTAGGACTTTCTTTTGCCCAGTCTATTTCTTGTCTTGGACTTTCTGGCAATTTATCATCAGTTAAATGATAACCTTGATTTGCTTGTTGGTAGTATTGTTGTTGAGGTTTATTATTAGCATATCCACTTTGATTATATGGCTTTACCATATAACAGGTAATTGCTAATTCCATACCATTTGAGTATTGACTAGCTTTACCTTGTTGTATTTTGCTACCCCATTTCAAAACATAACCAGCTTGTACGTATCTTTGTACCTCTGGAGAGTTAATCCACTGATTAATTTCAGTAAGATCATACAGCTTTTTTGTTAAACTGCATTGAAACTTAGCTTTTGTTGATGATGCTTGGTATTCAAAAGCTGGAGCTTGTTTTCCAGTTGAATACATTTTTAAATTAAGCCCACAAAATGGTAGGCTTTGTTTTTGTATTGACATGTTTTATCCTTTTTTGTTTCATGTTTTTATTTTTGTTTATGCAATTCTTTAGCTATACAAATATGCATAGCACCTAGAAAAGCATTAAACATTTGTTTATTTAAAGGAAGTTCCTTAACCTCAATCTTTCCATCTTTTTTGGGTAATCTAATAATTAACCCTTTAGAAATTTTGGATTTAGTTTCTTCCTCATACGCATTCTTATAAGCATTTAACTGTAATGTATAGTCAAACGATATATGATTACTTGTCTTAATATCAGCAAGAATTAAATTACCTTGCTTATCTTCTAAAACAAGATCAAGAGTACCTGCGTAATTGTATTTTTTAGAGTAGATTTTTTTCTCTAATTCTACAACTTTATACTCTTGAGTATTCCACCAATTTAAGAATAGATTAAAACAATTTTTAACCTTTTCATCAGATTGGTTTGGAATTTTTTTACCTTTTAGAAAGTCCTCAATCAAACCATGAACAACTGTTCCAACAAGTCCAGCATCTTTTTTAATTTCTTCTGTCTTGTTTTTGGCTTGGTCAATTATTCTTTCAAGCATAACTCTATCAATTATTTCTCCACTATCTAGCTTATGATTGATAAGAGCCTTTATTTCTCTAATAGGTGTAGCAACTAGCCAACCTGTTAGTTCTGGTTTAGGAATACCATTACCACATATTCCTGTCACACTTTCTACTTTCTTACCCTCGTGATAATAAACATGTTTGTCATCATCAAAGTCTAAGGTAAGACCATTTTTTAATTGATGTTTTATATACATCATACCTCCTAGTTAAGACGTTCTAATAATTGTGTAATGTCATACTTATAATATTTAGTAAGACAAAACAATTTAGACACATCAGTTTTTATACCTTTTTCAAATTTATATAAATCAAAAATTGAATTAAAGTATATTTTATTGTCTTCTACTACTGCCTCTGCAGTAATATCTTTTTCAAGTCTTATATGTTTAAATTTAAGACCTATAATTTGATTAAACAATTTAGCATTAGGTTTCTTTTTAAAATCTTCTACCATGCCTTTAATCATATAATCAGATTTTATTAGTTTGTTCATAGTTTCCTCTCTAATTTAAAACTGAATGACCACGATTACTTAAACACTTTCTATAAATAGATTCATGTTGAGTATCAGCAGTAGGACTTTCAAACCAATAAATAATATTACTAAAAAAAGTAGTATTAGAATCTGCAACCATTTTACAATGTTGCAAATCGTTTGTTATTTCTTTAGCTTTATCTTCATTGAAAGTACCACTACGTCCCGCAGTATCAATTACAGGATTATACGCACAGCCTTGTACGAACAAAATTATACATAGCAACTTTTTCATATTTCTCCTTTTCTACTTTTAATTGTTTTTTATAACTTCTATAAGATAGTGCCTCTTTAATTTTTGGCATTATTTCATAAACCTCGACAAAATATGGATTCATGTCGCTAAAAGTCCAATGACGTCTTTTAGAAATACGATTTATAATATCCATTCTTCTATCTTTAATTGCATCTGTTTGTGCTATCTTATTTATTTTCATTTTTAGACTCCTTCAAATTAAGCTGATTTAATTCTTTAGTAGTTTCAATTACTTTAAAATTTAAATGCTCAATTAATTTATAATACACTTGCAACTTAGCAGATATTTCAGCTCTTTTAGTTAAATCTTTTAAGTCACTTCTAAAATTAATTATAGACATATTATTGTACCTCCGATTATTATTATTGATATTAAAGTTATTAAATAAGCCTTTACATATTTTCTATGTATTGGTTTGCCTAATATTATCATATTTACCTTTTAGTTATGCTGGGGCTTTTACACCCCAGCGATTGATTTATATTCTAGCTCTTGCTGGATTATTAGAGAAAATAATCATACCACCTAGTTCTTGCAAAAACCTTGCTCTTTGATCTGATTTATTTTCATCATTTGCTAGATTAGTTACTGCATTAGCTAACTCATATTTTGAAACAGCAAACTCCTCACCTAAATAGTGATTTAGCCTTTCAAAAATACCAGCACGTTCATCATCTGATACACCCTGTTTTTTAGCTAATTGAACAATACCATGAGAAGTAATTGTTTCATCAGTAGCTTGTTGCAATCTCATAAGATTTTCTTGGAAAACCTCAGGATTACTAACTAACTCTAATTGTTGTTGCATTTTTTCAACAATAGATTTCCACTGCTCATCATCTTCAGTATTAATAAGCATTTTACCAACGTGCTTAGCATAAAACTGATTTAGATAAGTAGGGGCAACCATACCATTAGTACAAACTAATCTATAAATAAATGGCTTAATAATTAATGAGCCATTACCTATTTCAGAATTTGTAATAGTGATACCACCTTGAACAATATCTCCTTTTACTACTTCTCCCTCTAATTTTGGAAGAACAGCAGTAATGTTCATGTCATCGCCATCATAGTATGAATACTTTAATTCAGCACCCATATCCATTAATCTATCAAGAGTAGAATTAGCAACGTCTTTACAATCTATTCTTTTATAACGATCAGAAAGTATTGCTCTGGTTTTATCTTGATTATTTCTTAACATTAAACCTTTATCTTTATTATTTCTAATCCAGTGGTTTAAATTATAAGAAACAAGACTTTGAAATGGCATACATTTTGAAATGTAAGATGTTCCCATTCCTAATCTATTAGCTAAATTTAAAACAGAATTATCAGTTAATCTTGTTTGATAATCTTCATATTTTAAAGCTGGAAAATAGTCATGTTCGTTTTCAACTACTTCCAAGTTTTTTAGTCTAACAATGTAATCCCTTTTATTTTCAGCATCATTATTTACATTCGTTAGCATTGTTTTTATTTCTTGTCCTTTTTTCATTTTCGTTCCTTTTAGTTATATTGATGTGGCTGACATCATCAGTACCTACTAGCCATAGTAGATAGAGGCGGGAAATGATCCGCCTTTCGTCTTACATCATTAAATAATCTATAGTCCATTTAAACCCACCTAAAAAAAAATAAGCAAGGATTAAAGCCATAGAAACATATTCCAAAGCATCTAATATTTTTTTCATGATGCTTTGATATTAACTTTAAACTTTTTAGAAGTTTGACCATTACCGAAAGTATATCTTCTTTCAATAGTAAAACCTTTAGTCAATTCTAAACCTTGACAATGTTTAAGGTTATGAATTTTAGATCTAGTTAATCCAGATAATTTTTGACTGTCCATAAATTTTTCTAAATTATCTTTTGAAACATAAAAACTTTTATGTTCACCATTAACTAAACCCCAAACAAAATATTCAACTACCATTTTTTCTCCTTTGTTATATTACTAATTGATTTCCAACTCTTGCTTTTGATTGAATTGAATAAGTATATCCATCAGAAGTAAAAGATTTTCCAACATTTAAATCCCAAACTTTTTCAGCAACATAATCTGAGTTATGCTCTGTATGGATAGTATTAAAACAAACAAAGTTTTGAAATTCTTGTTTTGTATTAAAACTAATTGTTTGTCTTTTATTGTTATGACTTATATTTACTCTTCTCATTTTTTTTCTCCTAGTTATAGTTTTTCGTATTTAGCTAACATCATCAGTACAACTTGCTAAAGGTTGTAGAAACTATAAAGTAAAATATCTAAATCGTAGGTCTTAACACACACTCTTTGAGGCTCCCACCCAGATTATGAAACAGATTTTTTCTCAGTCAAAACTTAGAATTAACTTCTGGGGCTCTGAATTGGTTTTTATATGTTTTAAGACGAGTACCGAATTACACGTAGTCTAGTTATAAAGAAAGCTTATAAAAACACACACAAATGGCAAATACTTTTTTTTCAATAAAAAGGGGAGTTTTTAGCCAAAATATACAAAAAAAGGTAAATTTTTGTCAAATCAAAATACAATTTTTAATTTATATAGACTTCAATGCTCAAATCGGTTAAAGGTAAAAACGAGTGTCTTCATTTTCACTCCCTTTCTAGTTATACTGGGGAAAGTTTTATACCGATTTCTTTCCCCACAACTCACAGGAAAATACATGGATAAACGTTTAAAAATAGCAACCATGCTTGTTGCTTATCGGTACGCAAGAAAAAAAACTCAAGTTGATATTTCAAAAATTTTGAAAGTTACTTTTCAACAAGTACAAAAATTTGAAAAGGCTATTAATAAAATTGATTCTATCAAGCTATTAGAGTTTTGCGAAGCATTGGATATTCCTTTAAACCAATTTCAAATTGGCGACCCATATCAAGTTTTAGATGGTGCGGATATTTCAATTCTTAAAAAAGAAAAAGCATTAGCATTAATAGATATACTAGAGGAGAAGTACTATGATAAAAGTAGAAGTAACAAAAATCTGGTTGGGCAAAGTATCAGTCAGAGAACATATATATAAAAAGGCTTTAAGAAAAAAAGAATCATTAGGTATTATTCATGGTAAAGAATATATGTTTATACCTTATGAAAAATTAAAAACTGCTAAGTCTTATACTGATCAAAGCTTTAAAAGTAAATATAATGGTAAAGAATATAGGCTTGTAGATTTTGATTGGAAACCTTATAAAGAAGAAAACACAAATCAAAGGAGTTTGTTATGAGTGGCGAAGATTTTATTGATATACCTAAAACTGATGAAACTCAACAATCTACACCTGAAGAACAATATTTTAGCAGATCAAAAAATACTTGGTTGTATGTTTCTGATATGTCAGATATGCATGTTCGTAGGGCTTTCAAAAGATTATTGAGAATGATTAGACTAGGTCAATTAATTGAACTATCAGAATATTCTGGTCAAGATAATGGGCATATCATTAAAGAAGAACTAGATAATATTATTAGTCATTGTGAAAAAATCAAAAAAACTATTTCAGAATGAAGTAATTAGTTATCTTGAATTTAAACTTAATAAAGAATTAAACTATGAGGATACTTTTGAAAAAGATGATAAGATAAGAATTGAGTATCAAAAGTATGTAAATAAAATGACTGAATTATCACAGATACATTTTGAAATCATTGATAGGAATAGACATAGACGTAGAGAAAATATGAAGAAACAAGACAAAGAAAGATTTGAAAAGCTTAAACAAATTGGTTGTATTGCTTGTCAAAAAAAAGGATTATTTTCTGAGCCTGTAATTCATCATATTAGAAGATTTACTGGTATGGGATTAAGACCACCACATGATAAAACAATTCCTTTATGTCCTGAACATCATAATATGGGAAATGAATCAATACATCTTAATAAAACAAAATTTGAAGAACTGTTCGGTACAGAACTTCATTTATTAGACGAAACTAACAAACAAATAACACAACTAGAAAAAGGAGATATATTTTATGGAGAAGGAAACGAATAAGTTTCATGCACTACAATTATTTACAGATACATTTACTGCTGAAACAGTACATTTAACCAATCAAGCTATAGGAATTTATATTAGGTTATTATCTTTTGCTTGGACTAAAAATGCCAAGCCATTTACAACTGAATCAGCTTATAGAATATGCCAATGCAAAACTGAAGAATGTGAGTTTGAAGTAGATAATATTTTAAAAGAGTTTTTTAAGTTAAGTTATACTGATGAAACCAATCCTGTAGCAGTTTGGACTCATAAAAGATTAGTACAAGAGCATGAGTATTTAACTGAAAAATACAAAAGAAGATCTTCTGCTGGTAAAAAAGGTGGTCTAGCAAGAGTTGAAAATGCTTCAAGCAAAAACCAAGCACCTATACCTATACCTAAACCTATACCTAATAATAATATATATGACCCACTCTTTGAAAATCTTTGGAGTTTATTACTTAAAAAAAGAGGCTCAAAATTTAAAGCTCACGAAATATGGTTAAAACATTTTGACGTAATTTCTGGTCATTCAGAAGAACAATTAGCGAAAATCTACAATAATCAAATCAAAGGTATTGAAGATGACAAATTTGTGCCACATTTCAGCACTTGG